TAAATCCAAGGCGCCTTTTGTGCCATGGTTTAGGGTGCATCCACAGACGTGGCAATTAAAAGACAGTTTTGTAAGACAACACACAGGCAGAGACCCTGTAGTGTTCACCTACAATGTTATACCATACAACGTGGCAGAATCAATGTTCGTTGATCCCACAGACTTCGCTAAAGGATATGACTTGTTACAATCATCTGTAAGAAAGAAATATGATTACATCTATACAGGTATTAACCAAGACATATTAAATTTTGATATAAATTACAGATTTACGTTCTTTGATCAACAAAGAGAAAGACCAAATAAAACAAGTAACCAGGGAGACAGAGGTGATGGTGATACAAGTGAAACCAACGTTGTTTCAGGTAAAGATTCCAAATTCAGTTATTTTCCAAGATCACAAAAAGTTATTACATCAGGTACACCAATTGCAGTAGCCGATGATACCAACGTGAGAGCCAGCGGTTTAGATGTTGATTCACCGGAAGTGCAAGTTGCTAGACAATTTAATGAAAAAATAGTAAACAGTAATGTTGACCTTTTACAACTCCAATTACAAATTGTGGGTGACACTTATTTTTTGCCAAATAGTGGAATGGGAAATCTTGTTGTTGCAGATTTAAGAAATAGGAATAAGGCAATAGAATTCGGTGACAATGAAATGAATTATTTAAACACACAGGTTCATGTTGAGGTAAACTTTAACACTCCTGTTGATATAAATGAACAAACTGGTGATATGAATTTAGGTACAATACAATCTGCGGAAAAGAAGCAAAACATCAAACTTGGTGTGTTTAGTGCAATTTACAGAGTAACTAAAGTACGAAGTGAATTTTCCGGTGGCAGGTTTATACAAGATTTAGATTTAGTGGCACCGCAGTCTATGACACTAGGTCAAAAACAAACTAAAACAACTTCTAAGTCAAATACTAGTAAAACAGAAGATAGTCAAATCACTGTTCCAAGTGATGGTAGTAATTATGGAGAAGGTGGAGCATAATGAAATTAGATAAACGACAGTCCTTAAACAAAGCAATAGAAAAAAATGCAGGCCCATACGAGGCAAAGGTTGTAAACGTGCTTGATCCTGTGTACAGTGGTTCTATAGAAGTAGAACTATTGCGTAGCACAGAATCAGGAGCAGGCGAGACCACAGGACAAAAAGTTGTATGCAGATACTTGCATCCATTCTACGGTACAACTCATGTGCGTGGATTAACAAAAAATGATGGGTACGCAGACAGCCAACAAAGTTATGGTATGTGGTTTGTTCCACCAGATGTTGGCAATAGAGTTTTAGTCATGTTTGTGGAAGGCAACATTAACAGAGCATTCTGGATAGGATGTATCCAACAAGCGACAATGAATTTTATGTTGCCGGACGGAAGAGCCGCAACAACTACAACAGATACTGAAGACGCAAGTCTTATTGGAAAAAAATTACCTGTAGGCGAACACAATAAATTAAGAAATAGTGATACAACAATTACTAATCCTCTTAATATTAAAAAGCCAATTAACATTTTATTCAAAGCAGTTTTAGACACACAAGGCTTAACCGCTGACGAAACCAGAGGATTGACAACATCTAGTGCAAGAAGAGAAGTTCCTAGTTCAGTTTTTGGAATCAGTACCCCTGGTCCATTAGACAAAAGTTCTATCACAAGCGAATTTCCCACATCAAGACTTGGTGGAACATCAATTGTAATGGACGACGGTGACGACAAATTTATAAGAAAAACAAAAGCAAGTGCTGGAAAATTTGAATATGTAAATGTTGAAGGTGCAGAAAGTTCAGATGGTGATACAACAGTACCGCACAATGAACTATTCAGAATTAGAACACGTACAGGACATCAAATACTTTTACATAATTCAGAAGATTTGGTTTATATTGCAAACGCCAATGGTTCTGCTTGGATAGAAATGACGGCAAGTGGTAAAGTTGATATATTTGCAAACGACAGTGTGAGTATTCACAGTAAGGGTGACTTCAATTTTAAGACAGATAGAGATTTCAATCTTGAAGCGAATAGAAATATAAATTTAAAAGCAAACACAATCAACACAGAAGTTGCAACTGAAAATTTAAAAGTTACTGGAACACAAACAAATCAAATAGGGGCAACACAAAATACAACTGTAGGTGCTACATCTAATCTTTATGCTGGTGCCAACGTGAACATAGATGTTGGTGGACTTGTTAATATTGCCAACGGTGTGTTTTCCGGTGCTCCGGTTACAGATTTATCTGTGTTCACTAATCCAGGAGAAACAACAGATTCTATAATGAAACGTATTCCACAGCACGAACCTTGGACACATCACGAAAACTATGATCCAATAGCGGTTGCAGTGGCAAAAACAGACAGGAATGTAAGTGATCAAATAGTTGTCACAGATCCAGTAAACATTCCAGACACATTTAAAAATGCAAGGACCTAAGGAGCGTAAATAGTAATATGTCAGAGAAAAAATTATATAAAGATGTTACAGTAAGCAAGGGAACTTTGCCCACTGCTACTCCTACTCAAAGAGCATACAGAGGTATAAGCACAGCAAATAGTGACAACCAAAAATTTGGCTTATATGACGTAGGACTTATTAAACAAGACATCATTAATCATTTCCATATATCTCAAGGCGAAAAACTTGAAAATCCAACATTTGGTACAATAATTTGGGACATAATTCATGATCCAATGACAGAGGATCTAGAAGAAGCAATTAAACAAGATGTATTGAATATAATCAACCACGACCCAAGGGTAAGAGCAACTCAGGTGATCATCACACCGTTTGAAGCGGGTATACAGATTGAAGTGGACCTAGAATACCTCAAATATAATGTGTCAGAGAAACTTAGATTGACTTTTGACGAAAAGAATGGATTAATGAATTAAATGCGTAGTTTACTAACACAAATAAATAATGGTATAAAAAGGAAAGTCAATGTCATCAACAGATAGATTAAACAGATTATTATTAGCAGAAGATTGGAAAAGAGTCTACCAATCATACAAAAACGCAGAATTCCAAAGTTACGATTTTGATACTTTACGTAGAACAATGATTCAATATCTACGTGACAACTATCCTGAAGATTTCAACGACTACATAGAGTCATCAGAGTACCTTGCATTAATAGATTTAATTGCTTTTCTTGGACAAAATATATCATACAGAATAGATTTAAATGCACGTGAGAATTTTTTAGAACTTGCAGATAGACGAGATAGTGTTCTTAGATTAGCAAGACTGATTAGTTACAACGCAACACGTAATCAGACTGCAAATGGTTTATTAAAATTAGTTGGAGTATCAACTACACAAAATATTTTAGACAGCAATAACTTAAATTTGTCAGGACAAACTGTAACCTGGAACGATTCAGGTAATGCAAACTGGAATGAACAATTTACCAAAGTTTTAAATGCGGCTTTTTCTGAGAATGAGAAGTTCGGCAGTCCTGTAAAAAGCGGAACAATAGATTCAATACCTACAAACCAATACAGATTTAATTCTGCCAATTCAGATGTACCTGTGTATTCATTTACAAAGAATGTAGATGGATTAAATTTGGATTTTGATTTAGTATCAACAGGGTTTAATACAAATTCTATTATAGAAGAAACTCCACAAGCAGGATTACCATTTAAAATTGTTCACAGAGATGATGGAAAAGGCAGTGCAAGTAACAACACAGGATTCTTTGTGCATTTTAGACAAGGTGTGTTAGACCAAGGTGATTTTAATTTAGTTACTCCTTCAAACAATCAAACAGTTTCAGTAGATTCTAAAAATGTTAACAACACAGACGTTTGGTTATGGGGATTAGATGCAGATGGAATCGAAACTAATTTGTGGACAAAAGTAGATTCTGTTTTAGGAAACAATGTGATATACAATTCGACTGCAAAAAATATAAAAAACATATACACAGTATTGACAAAAAACGGTGACTCAGTTGAAATAAAATTTGCTGATGGTACTTTCGGAAACTTACCGCAAGGATCTTTTAGAGTTTATTACAGAACAAGTGCAAATCGTTCTATTAGAATTACACCAGACGATATGCAAAATATTTCAATAGATATTGATTACACTTCTGCAAATGGTCAAACTGAAACTATGACATTAACATTTGGATTACAATACACTGTAGATAACGCAACAGCATCTGAATCAAGCGAAAATATTAAACAAAATGCTCCAGCAACTTATTACACGCAGAACAGAATGATCACAGGTGAAGATTACAATGTTGCACCATTAGGAACAAATCAAGAGATAGTAAAAGTAAAAGCAACTAATAGAACTTCTAGTGGAATATCAAGATACTTTGATTTAATAGATAGCACAGGAAAATACAGCAACACAAATATTTTTGGAGCAGATGGTTCTATCTACAAAGAAGATACAGAAACTTTAGATAGTTTTAGTTTTAGCACACAAACAGATGTTGAAGGTGTAATTGCAAATAAAATTGAACCTTTGTTGAGTGATAAGAAAACTAGAAACTATTACATTGAAAAATTTCCAAAAACTTTACTAACAGATTTAAATGCTACATGGAATCAAGTT